TCATAGGAAGGCAAATCTTGCCCTCCGATGGATACGAGGCCCGGACGTAAATCCGTGACCGCGATGGGTGAGTTCATTATCTGATCTGAAATTTGCATCAGGTAATCGCCTGCGTCTTGGTTGCCCGGAGGCGGTGCCAAAACACGAAGTCGAAGAGTGATGTTGCCCACGTTGTATGTAAACGAGTCAACGGTGGGTAACTCAATAAGAACAGACAATGGGCGAGCGTTGCGAGGGTCTGTGATTGGCACAAGGTTCAAGGCAAGCAGCTGCGTTTTACACGCAGTCACAGCCTCATACAAGATGCCTGAAGAACTCACGCGACTTGCGCCCTGCCACAGCCAAGCAGCTGCATGATGCGGTGAAGGGTGACTGGTTGGGCGAGGTTGCCCATGCCGTCAAAAGCACCGTAGGCATCACCGCTAGTTCCGCGTTCACGGTAAAGCGTTGCTGCATACATCGTGGCACCTAACTCCACGTCTGCTGAAGGGACTGTGCCTTGCAGATCTGTGTAGCCAGCCTCACGGCGTTTACGGAAGCACCAAGCGTTAGCAGCGCTGACACACTTAGCCACAAAGGCGGTGTCGTTAGCGGTTGCCACGTCAATCCCGAGCCACGACAACACCAGCGCCGAAGTAGTCCACGTCACGGAGACGGTGCGTGTAACCGTTCCCATTGCTGTGTCGTAGGTGACTGCAGCGCCAGTGTTGGTGTAGATAATCTGGTTTGGTTTTGGAATGTCATAGTTGAACTCAAGAACGCCGTACTCATCAACACTGATGAGCTCGTACGCCTCAATCGAAAAGACAGTCTGCGAACCGTTAAAAGTTGTGTCAGTAACGCCAGCCACAGTGATCGTGTCACCGGGCTGAACCTCAGACAGAGTCAGGGTCTGTACGGCTGCGAAGTTGTCAACGCGTCCTGCGTAAACAATTTGACTAACAGACATACAGACCCTTTCCCTACTACCTAGTTATTAGGCCTGTGGAATCTTCATGAACTGGTTGCCGTCAATCATCTTCGGGGCGAAGTAGCCACGGAAAGCGATTGTGCGAGACAAGGTTGAAGGATTGTCAAGGCTGATAGCGCCCTTTTGCTGCTCATAGCAACGGAAGGCTCCAGTAGCCGCAGCGCCCACAATCGTGGTCTTTGCAGCAAATGCTGTGTCCACGACCAAACGCAAACCGAAGACAAATGCTTCGCGTGAGCCTGGGTTCATTGTGCCGAATGCGTTCATTGGCCCAACCTGTGGGAACAATGGACGGTCATCGGTGCCCGAAAGCTGACCGAGCTGTGCGAACACGTCAGGTGAAACGAACAGGTGATCTGGCAAGTAGTAACCATTGTTCAAGATGGTTGTTGCACATGCGTAAACCTTTGCAATCCAGTCTGTTGGATCTGTGATTGCAACGTTGCCTGTGGTCTGTGAAGTACCAGCAAGAAGCGCGTCAGCGGCCGCATTGTCCGTGGCCAAGGCGTATTTTTTCGCCATGTCTTCGAGGAGACCCTGAAGAACTTCCGGAGAAGACCAGTCAATTGAAGCTTCGGAGACTTCGACGTATCCGCCGTAGATGTCCTTGGTGATTTGCACATCGTCAACAACGTACTGACCAGCAGTGATTGTGGTGTTCTGTGTCTGAGGGCCGGAAATTGAGGTGTGAGTCGTGATTTTTGGAACAATGAACACTTTGCCACTTGCGGGAAGGGCACGAGCGCCAATTGCATCAACGACAGGCCTGAGCCCTTGAATTCCCGAGTAGATGGGCTGAACAATCGGCAATGGCAAAATTCCATCAAGGTCGCCCGTTGTCACGTCTGGCGCAGCGGCGCGTAAACGTGCGTTGAACTCGGCAGCAATTGCGCCACCCTGCATCTGAGCGGAAATCCACTCGCCTGCTGATGGCATCTTGAACTCGCGCTTTGCGGATGCAAACAACGGAGCGGTTGGAACGATTTCAGCCGAAGCCTCAACCGTTGGGGTTACTTCAGACATAATTTCCTCCTCAGGAATGTCTAGGGGTTGGGGTTCGACAACTTCTTCTTCCGATTCTTCATCGGGCTGGGAAGCAGCGATTTCTGTGATGACCGCATCTGCAAATGCAGGTTGTGCGACCAACGAGATCTCAATGAGGTTTGCCTTTGAGACAATCATTGTGCCGTTCTTGTCAAACTTATATTTGACCGGCATAGCGCCAACACTTACGGAGTCGTAAGCGCCAGCCTTCACTAATTCAATAGCCTCATCGGAGGCGCGAGTGTTAGCAAACTTTGCTGTAAACAGCAGACCTTCTTCGGCTTCAACAAGCTCGGTGACAACGCCACGCAGCTGCGTCATGTCGTGACCCTCGAGAAGTTTGGGGGCTTTTGCGTTTACATCAAATGCGCCCTTGCGGAAAAGGATTTTTTCGCCCGATGACACCACCGCTGGAGTGTCCCAAGGTACAGCCACACCCGTGATGGTACGGGGGCTGTCCTCGCCAGCGGCAGCGTCAAGGGTGACAGGCACAGCTACAAACTCAATCTTCACAATTCGTCATCCGTTTCATTGTTAGGCATTCCACTAGGGCTTTCGGATCCTTCGTAGTCCTCGATGTCAAACTCGACATAGCGGTTACGGGGAAGAACTTGTGCGCTAGAAAGGGTCTGCTCAATAGCGTCCATGTAGATGCGAGCGCCGAAAAGGTACAAATCCTGACGAGCCTGCTGGGCGTTCTGATACGTCATTGATGCGCCCTCAGTCGGAGCGGAAACAAGGTATGCAGGGACGTTGCAGAGGCGAGCCATCTCAAGTGACTGGTACTTGCGCTGATCAGCAATTACTTCTTGAGGGTTCTGCGTAAATTCTTTAAACTGCACCTGACGCGACAACGCACCAATAGCGTTTTGTTTACGGGCTGCAGCCCAAGCCGAAGCAAGAGAACCAAGATCATCACCGCTCATGTCTTCGCCATCAATTTGTTGAAGATAGCCGGGCACAGTTTCAAGGCTGGCGTAGCGGTCTGCACTTTGATTGAGATAGATGTTGGTGTTAATTGCCTGAGCCCCAATTTTGAGGATGCCTTCAATGGGGCTCAAGAATTGGATGACGTTGTTTACATCAAGAGGTTGCCCGTTGAACTCAAGCTCGTTAGATGGGCCGTAGAACTGTGGCATTCCTGATTGCTCGGTGCTGGAGATGTTTGCAGCTGGGAGCCATGTGAACGAGGCAGGCAAACCAGTCGAGTAGCGAGTCTGAACGTATGCGTACGCCACGCCGTAAAAAAACATGTCCGAAAAGATGTTTACAAAGAAGAACGAGCGCGAAACCTTTGGATCTGGTTGTTCCATCCAAGGCTCAAGAGGCAGGTAGACCTCGTCGTAGTCTTCGCCGTTCCACTGCTTTGAATAATGCTTCAAACCAGTAGATCCGATGATGCCAGCGAGAAGGTCTCGACTACGGGAAACCGTTGGAATGCTGAGCGCCCGTACTTCGGCGTTAGAAGTGAGATAGGTAAGGAAGTTGTTGATGTTGGACGCGCCAGCAGCCGCCTGCACAGGTGCAGAGGCAAAAGCGGCCGTGTCAACTTTGCGTGAGAAAATACCCATCCACGTGGAGTCTTACACAAGGTTGTTGCAAATGCAACTATCTTGACGAACCCATTGTCGGTTTATTTGCGCCACCCGGACGAGACACCATTGCAGCTGCAACGATGAGACAACGGCAAGCCTCGATAGGGCCTGGACTTCTTTGACTGGAAATTGACAATGCGCCACCCTGACCGCGGATCAGTACCGCCCTGTTTACATGCTCCGACAACAGCACCTCGCCCGTGTGCTTAATCCTGTTTTCGTTGATAAGACCCTTGACGGTGGACGTGTATTTGTTTATTTCGCCGTAGCCCCACTGCACCGTTCGGCGCTGAAACTTCTCGGGCGTGTGAATAAACAGAGAAGGCGTAATCGCCAGCTGCGTTTTCGGTTCACGCTCAAGAGACGCTGTGATCTGCTCCCACATTTCAGCAATGGACTCAGTCTGAAACTCCACACTGGCGACAATGTCCCCGTCCGTATTTTTGCGACACCACACCCCGACATATTTTGAGTCGTCCACGGCAGAGTCCACCGCCAGCACCGAAGTCGTCCCGTCCCACTCGGAGTTCTCGGTAAACCGTTTTGCCCACTGCCCCGGCGGAAGCCACGAAGATGCAGCACTCACCCACATGTTGCAGTGAGCGCGAAGCCACTGAGATCGGTCAGGGCTGGAGTGTGCAGCACGTAAACTTTTTAGCGTCACGGTTCTCGGCATGCTGGGATTCGCATAGCCCCAATATCTTTCGTCATCTGGTGACACGGATTCGGGCACGCTCCATTCGGCCATGTACAACTCACCCGGCTCGCCCTTGTCAATTTGCCCGATGGCCTGCTCACGAAGTTTCTTCATCACGGTGCTCGACTCATCACCAGCCGTAGACACCAACAAGGACAGACCCGACTTCACCGCAATCTGAGCAGGCTTCAACGCCCCGAAATAAGCCGCCTCCGTAATTGCCCACAACTCGTCAACAATCAGAATGTCCACACCCGAGATGCCGTGCTTCTTCCCTGTCGCAGCCTTGACCAAATACTCAGACCCGTCGACCATCTTGACGCGGTGACGACCATACGCCCACGTCACTTTGCACAGCCCCGACTCCTCCCACAACTCAAAAAGATCACGCAAGTCCTCGAAGACCTCAGTCGCCAGCGACAACTCGTGAGCCGTGGAGACAACCTTTACAGGTCTGCCCCAAATCCGTGGCAACTCGAAAAGGCAGAACCCCACCACCGCCGAAAGCATAAAAGTCTTTCCCTGCTGGCGAGCACAAAACGCCATAGCGCTCGAATGAGTAAACGAATGGTCAGGATCATGCTCAAAAGCACCGGTGAGAACATTGACCTGCCACGGAAACAAATGACGGTTCAGGTGAGCAGCTGCAAAGTCTGCAATCAGAGGCCCATAACTCTCGTACCCAATAGTGGGCGTTTCCAACCGTGGCTCATCAGAACCAACGCCAGCCGTTAACGGCGGTAACAACCTGTCTTGAGCCGAGTCATGACTGTTTTGGGAGATACGCGAAGA